TCACCCTGCGTTGGCACTCCTTCCTAGCGCAATGACGTTTTTTAAGCTTTCGCACTCTCTAGTTAGATCAGTTATCTCCACTTGTTGCTCAAACATAATTTTGTACAGTTTAGCCACATCAGTTTCTTTCTCATAATCTTCTACTGGGGTCGCCGCGACTCCCATTTTCTTTAGTCCTTTTGACTGTACATTTTCAACCCTATCATTTATCAATTCGGACACACTCACCTTTAGATATTCAGCAATCTTATCAAGAGTCTTGATATTCATCGACTGATTTTCGATTGATTTATAAAAACCGCCCTCACTAATTTCGCAATACTCAATTATTTTCTTTATACTAACCTTTTTGTCAGCAGCTAAAGTTTTGATATTGTTTAGGTTGTACATATTACTGATAAATAGTTTAAAAATAACTAACAAATATGTTTGTTAGTACTTATATTTATATTAGTTTTGCAGTACTAATTTAGTAATAATTACTAATATCATGCTTACAAAAGAAGAAAAAAAACGAATAATGAAGTTTATCACCTACTACAGGACGCTTTCTACAAAAAAGCGTGGTGTATTGATGAAACTCATAAAAAATGGATGTGGGTTCAAAGGAGGTACGTTTTATTACAAATTTAATAACAAAAATTACTCAAAATTAGAAATTGATGCTATTGAAAATATAGTAAATAAATACCAGGAAGATGAATCTAAAAAATCTTGAGTTTTCGGCACTCCCGGATGGAGAAGTGGAAATTCGCACCGAAGGTGAAATACCATATATATTAAAAGAAAGTCATTTCGACTTTAACAGCAGCTTCGTTGCAGTTATCCGCGATCGTTATCCTCGGTCATACAAAAACCTTTGTAAACGCTATCTGGAGAGTGCTAAAAACAAAACTTATTACGAATTCCGGATTACACGTGGATTCATTAAATGTAACCTGGGCGCACATGATAATAAGTTGGATATCGATTCTGATGGTAATTTTCATTTTGAATTTTGTCAATGCCCATTAGCCGGCGAATGCAAGGAGTGGAAAGAAACCTGTGAACCAAAAGAGAATACCGCCATTTCTGATGCTGAAATTCGCATACTGAGACTAATTGCTCAAGGAAAGAAAACAACCGAAATAGCTGAAGAACTTTACTTGAGTCCGAAAACGGTCGAAAATCACACGAACAATATGTTGCGTAAACTTGATGTCCATAACAACGCAGCTTTAGTTCATTATTGGCACCAGCATAATCTGAATTAAGGCTTCCTGAAGCGTCAGGAAGTATCGAATACAATATTTTAAATACAATCTCTCCAAGAACTCATATAAAAAGGGGCGAAACAATACATAAAATCTAAAATTTATGTGATAGTGAATTTAGAACGCCGAAAGTCTTGCGGGGTCAAAAAGCGGCTCCTTTTTATAACCAACTTAATTTTCTAATTATCAACTTAACAATTTAATTTTTAAAGCAAAACATTATGACACTAGCTCAAGCACAAAAACTATTCGATGATTCAATCGAAATGAAAGCTCAACATGCTCCTTATGCAATGACTGAGGAAAAAATTGGATTATTTGCAGCCAATATATTTGGCAAAGATAAACCAGCAAAGGTTTTATTTTCAAAAATTGGAAAGGGATCAAGCACTATTATAGTTTCTCATATGGCTTATTTGGAAGAACAACGCCAATTATCAATGATACCAGGAACCAAGGTTATAATGACCGGTCATGAAGGTACATTTCCGGAATATAAGGACAAAATTTGGGATGTCATTCACGGTCCACAATGGATGTGTGGAAACAATATAGTTTGGTTAGAAGGATTCAGTGGTGCATATTCTTGTGATTATTTAAAAATTGTCGAATAATATGTACAAAGGAAGAAAAGAAAAACCTAAAAATGGACAATTATGTATTTGCAGATGTCCTAATTGGTGCGAACTTGGCTATCAAATAGCTGAATGGGATGGTGAAAAGTTTGATTTCCCTGAATCTCCAAACGATTGGTTTGATAGAGATGTCATAGCATGGATGCCATTAGATGAAGATGGTGAACCTTTAATAATTTAAGCCATGGAAGAAAACGAAACCCTACAGCCCATCACCAGGGCAGAATTTGAAGCCGGAGTAGTATTTTTTGTGAGACAAAAACCAGCTAAATATGATTTTTTTGACACATTTAGTCTACACGAAGATCATGCATATATTATTGACAAAAAAGGTAATTATTATTGCTCAATACTATATTACGACGAAGAAGGATTCATGTTCATTCACTGGGTATTTGGTCAAAAAAACGAATTCAAAATCTTATTTAAAAACTGTTTTAAAGTACCAAAAAAATAAATTATGCACACAACTAACCAATTTGAAACTGCACTTCTCGCAATTAAGGTGCAAATAGACGAAATTAAAACACCTAACGGTAAGGTTCGCGAGGCAATAGGTTACAAAGACGGAAAGCGCCTTACCTGGAATGAAAGCGGACAGTGCTTTTTTCATAAAGTACGAATGCCTGAAAATGATTTAAAGTTTAACGATATAACCCCAGAATCAAATGAAGCGAATTAAACGAATGACCGGATTTTCTCCAAAATTCGAAGAAAACAAAACTGATCTTATTTTCAATAAAATGGGACTTACCATGGTAAACAAGTTTCCTGAATCATGGGAAATAAACGAAGCCGGTACAAGGTTGATCAATAAAAATGACACTAACCAACAGGTAATACTGGCAAGCATTCAGCCGCACAAAGTAGGAGAATTGGCACAATGGGGTGCAGCATGCGACATTAAAATTTCTGAAGTGAAACTGATCCGCTTATCGGATATGAATGACGAGCTGGCCGTAAGAACTGGAATAGAGCAACAAAGCCCAGGCGTTTGGAAACATTATTCGCCCGAAAAGTTCTACCCTAAAAAAGTTCTGAAGACTCAAGACCCGGGATATCCGAACTTCAATACGGCAACCGGTTCCTTCCATTCTCTTTGGTGCAAAGAATATGATATACTGGAGATTTACGCTAATCCATGGATTTGGCAATTAACTTGTAAACCTATTGAGCCATGATAGCCTATAGGATTGAGCAGGAAAGCACAAGAACAAATATTATTACTTCGGATATATTTGATGTGTGGGATGCAATAGAAAAAGTAACCGACGGAACACCGGTGAAGATTACCACCAAAGAACTATCGGTTAAAGAGTACGAAGATGAAGCCAGATTATTGGCTACGCTAAATATGTCAATGAAGGAAATTCCGGGATGAATCCTGCCTATCTAATAATAATAAAAGCAATATGAAAGCAACCTGGGAAAAAGTATGGAAGCAACTCGATAAAACAGAAGATTCACTGAATGACTTCCTTAAAAATGGTGGTTTATCAAGTATCGCACTGACGAAATCGAAAGAATTCGTTAAGGTCTGGAATACTTTTAAAAAGCAGCTGGATGCGTTCGATAATTTTATATCACCGGTAGAACCCTTGGACGTGAAGTCACCATTTAAAAGTGAAGCGGTAGTTGATATGTGGAAACGGTGGAAAAATTACCTTGCTGAGCAACACGGCCAGTCGATGGGAAGCTGTTCGGAACAATCATCCCTGGAGCAATTATTTGAATTCAGCAAAGGTGATGAAGAAAAGGCTGTGAAGTTCTTACGCTATGCCATGCATGGGAGATACAAAAGTTTCTTCGCCATTGAAGAAAAGGACATGAAACAACCAGCTAAGGATAATACCGGTACCGGAAGCGACTTTTAAGAATTTACTATTTATTCATTTACAATTTATAATTATCATGAACAAGCAAGATCGAAAACAATTAGAGAAAGCAATTGAATTAATCGGTGAAGCGATGGAAATCGTTGAACAAATTAAGGATTCAGAACAAGAGAAATTCGATAATCTTTCAGAAGGATTACAACAAACTGAAAGAGGTCAAAAGTTTGAGGAAAAAGTGTCCACATTAGAAGAAGTATATTCAAACTTAGAGGAAGCAGTAGGAAATATCGAAATTGCTTCGGAATAATTAGATATGCAAACACAATCCTCCATACAACTCGATCTATTCGATACTATCCCCTTCAGGTCGACACGAAGAAAATCAATGCCGTCGGTGAATCAGCCGGATCGGGATTCGTATGGAAGGATAGTGGCGAAAGAAGAACCGCTGGACGAAGCGACCAGAAAGGAAGCTGAAAGAAGGAAACAACTGGCAATTTCAAACACACTTCGCCTGCAGGAAGAAAAGATACAAGAACTTACACAAAAATTGAAAGATCATGGGATTGAATAAAACACCAATGGAACGCAGATTTGAAAACGCAGTGCAGCGAGAATACGACAAACTGGACAACCTGCGGACGGATAAATTAATTATTTCTTTTATCGTATTTACACTCTCTTGTTTAATCTACTCTTTTTTTTCTTAATCATGGCACAACAAACAGTTACCGAACTTATCGAAATTGCCAAAGCGGAATACCAAAAGCAATTACAACGCCTGGCTAATACCCGCAAAATGGTATCCATGGATGATTTCAAAACCTTATTCACCACCCGTGCCCAGCAAGCCATGGCAGACCGTAAGAACTTTTCGCCATTCATTATTGATGATGGCAATCGTGCAGTGATCAATTTGATGTATAGTTATATTCAACGTCAGGAATGCGCTTTAAATCCATTTATCGGGATTATTCTGAACGGTAAATACGGTTGTGGTAAATCGGTATTGATTGAAACGCTTTGCATGGTGTTGAATGATTTAACCTGGAGCGAAAAAAATAAGATTCAATCCGTTCACGCCATAGAACTTGCCGAGCAGATTAAAAAAGTTGGTGTCATTCCCTATGCTCACAAACCTCTATTGATTCAGGATTTAGGAAAGGAAAAAAAAGAGATCAACAACTTCGGTACAATTGTCAATCCTATCAGTGAATTGCTGGCCATACGTGCCGAATATGGAGCCATGACGTTCGGAAGTACCAACATGAATTTGAAATCGTTTGGGGAAGCTTACAAAGAGTTTATTTCAAAAAGAATCACGGAACACGTCAACCTGGTGTTTTTGCCTGGTGAAGATCGCCGTCCGGACTTTTCCATAAATCAACCGAAATAATGCTGACAACATCACAACTGGCCGTAAGACTCAAGCAAATTCATAAACGAAAATTCGTTGCTTCCGAACTCAATGAATATGCTGTTAAATTGGGCAAAACTCTTCTTCGAACCGGAAGTGGTAACTTTTATTACTTGTGGGAAGAAAGCGATATTAAAAACATAAAACCTTTAATCGATTAATACAATGGCAAATATTACAATTTCAACTGATAAGAATACAGTTACTTCAGATAATAAAGTACATAAGTTCAACAAAGGCAGCAACAACAACTGCAACAACTGCAGTTTATTTAAAGAATGCTGCGAGCTTCAGGAAACTGTCGCTAATGAATTTCCATTCGCTTGTGTATCTGAGAACAGAACAGACAATAAATACGGAAACTTTCAATCGGAATAAAACCTATTTTTCCAATTTAGTTGAACTGATTCTTTATTTCTTTCTCATTTAATTTGCCAAAATGTCCAAACGTAAAATAATTAAAGATACCGAAGTTCCCGCCAGTTCAGGTGACAGAGTGAAAATTGTCGAAGACTTCCTGACGGAACATTACGAAATAAAAATAAACGTTTTCGATTCCTCCAAAACGATTATTGTAGCAAAGAACCCCGAGCTGTACGATCAGGCTCCAAATGAAACCCTTATTTCGTTGCACATGGAGCGTGAGAATATTCGTGGGTGCGATACCATTCTCCGGAAGATACTCAAGTCAGGATATCATATCACCACATTCAATCCTATTGCCGATTATATTCAGAGCTTGGAAGGTGCCTGGAAAGGTAAAAGCCACATTGACCTATTTTGCAAGGATATCGTGGCCCGTGATTTTGGGGATAAAGAACCCGGGTATTACCAGGAACGATTTGTGCGTATCCTAAAAAAATGGATGGTCGCCAGTATTGCCTGTTCGTTGGGGATCAAAGAAAATGATGCCGTGATCGGGTTCATCCATTCTAAGGAAGGTATTGGAAAAACCAGGATCATAAAGTTTCTAATCCCGAAACCATTAAAGGCATATTATATCCAATCGAGCAAGGAAGACCGGTACTTTGATATCACGCTGGCATTCACTCAAAACTTCATGATCAACTTCGATGAATTTAATGGGATAACCAAGCACAACGCCGAACAAGTGAAGCAAGTTCTCACGCAGACTGAATATAATATCTCTAAACGTGACACGAATACCGTTCCCCGGTATGGAAATGGTGCATTCACGTCGAATAAGAATAAGGAAATGGGTGGATTCCTTCACCCATCCATGGGAACCCGACGCTGGGCAACGATAGAACTGGAGTCAATTGACTGGAAAAAATATACCGGTGAGGTTGACAACCACCAAATGTGGGCTGAAGCAATGGTACTTTTTAAAAATGCTGATTTCGATTATATCTGGAATGATGAAGATTTCCTGGAATTCAAGGAATACAACAACCGGTACCTGATAGAAACAAATGCTAACAAACTGGTGAAGGAATATTACCGGATACCGGAAGAGGGTGAAGAATCGAAGCATATGCAGCCCCTTGAGATTCTCCAGGAACTTCGCAGATCACGAAAGCTTAATAATTCAAATGGGGTCAATGTTTCGGATGTCACCCTTGGGATGGCCCTGAGTTCAATGGGATTTGAACATAAGATGAAAAAAGTGGACGGAAAGCCACGCTATGGATATCAGGTTATACAATTATTTGAATGATATACGCCTTGGACGGGCTTCGTAAAATCCATTAAAACTATATGAAAACATTCGGAAGAATTATGTTAGTGCTTGTAGTGCTAATTGGTGTAACAGTCGGACTATTTACCTGCCGAACTTGCAGTATCGCCGGTGATCACGTTGCAAACAGTATGGAAAATGCAGTGATATCGTATGATGAATATCAAGATATCTATGCTACCTGTGAACAACTGAATGCTGATTTAGGCGTGATTAAAGAAACTCCGGATAACGATGGGCAGTTTACACAGTTTAGTAAATCACAGCAGATTAATACTAAAAAACAGCAGTTAAATCGGTGGATTAATGACTATAACGCCAAATCAAAGCATATTGATAAGAAATGGTGGAAATCGGCGGAGCTTCCACACACACTAACAGCCAATCAATTTACAAATTACTAACAATCAAATTTATATAAAATGAAAAAGTTTAATTTATTATCCATGTTGCTACTTACAGTAGCATTTTTCTTATTCTCCTCAAGTTCTTGTGACGAAAAACAAGATAATACTTCAGCTCTAAAAGAGCAAAAACAAACGGAAGTTAATCAAACACAATTGAACTCAGTGCAACCGGCTCCACGCATCACCTGGTCACTTGAGCGCGATAACCTGATCAAACGGTTTAAACTTCAAAATGACCGAGCTGTATCATTTTTCATGTATATTTTTATTGAAGGGATATCAGAACCAATTGGATATTATCAGGTAAATAAGATCAGTTCAGTGAATAGTCAGCTCACTAATACAATGCAGATAGTAGATGATCCATACAAATACCAATCGGGTGGACAAATACTCCCCAGTCCGGCCGAAGATGGAAGTTATGGTACGAATGGCGATGCGATATTCGGATTTACACCCGAAGGTATTTATATTGAAACGAATATGAAGTACGTCACGTCAACCGTTCCGCTGAACTTTCGAAATCCGGTTAATCGACTCGCAATTATCACTACCGACCAGGCTAAACAAATGCTTGAGATATCGAAAAAAGCAATGCAATAATTTACAGCCGTCGATTTGCGGTGTGAATCGACGGCTAATAATCAACTTAACAAGAATACAATTATGGCAAAAGATATATTTACGAAACAATGGATTACGGATAACTCATTAATTATTATCAAACGTTATGAAAAAGGAATATTAACCCTAAGGGGGCTGCATTATCAATTAGTTTCTGTTGGAATGACAAATACTATCAGTCATTATAAAAGAGTCGTAAATGCAATGATTGAGGCTCGTTGGGCTGGTTTAGTTGACTTCGATACTTTTTCCGACCATGACCGTTCTATGATCGGAGAAACAAATTATGAAGAAACAATTTTAGAATCTGAAATTGAACGTGCAAAAGAAAGTATTACAAATTGGATGAATTACTACTTTAAAAACAGATGGGAGAATCAACCATATTACCCTGAAGTATTTATTGAAAAAAAAGCTTTACAAGGTGTTTTTGGTTCAGTATGTAGAACAAATAGTGTAACACTTGGAGCCTGCAAAGGATATCCTTCACTAACTTTCTTGAACGATGCTAATAATCGATTTATGAAAGCTGAAGCAAATGGAAAAATACCTATCATTTTATATTTCGGAGATTATGATCCATCCGGAGAAGATATTCCACGATCAATTGAGGAAAATATAAAACGCTTAGGATGTAAATCTATTCAAGTAAAACGCTTTGCTTTAATGCAACATCAAGTAATTGAATGGAAATTGCCACATGCACCGGTTAAAGATGGTGACAGTAGAACTAAGAATTGGGATGGCTTAGGTCAAGTCGAATTAGATGCAATTGAACCAAAGAAACTTCAGCGATTGTGCCAGGAAGCTATATCTGAATTCTTCGACGATGATCTATATTCTGATTTAAATGAAGTGGAAGAAACCGAACGAGTAGAATATAAAGAAAGTCTTATTGACTTTGTAAACGGGCTAAAAGATTAATCTACTAAAAATAATGAATTATAAAAATCAACTTAATCGAAATGAAAAAAATAAAAATTACTTTCCTTGCTATTATGGTCATCTCATTAACGAATTGTTCGACAACTTCAACCGTAAATAGTCACGGATTGCATGGTACAAAATATATTTATCATCCGGATCATTATAAAATGAGTCATATAAATTCTAACGGATTACATAAATAATTAAACTATCATGATCAAATATATAATCAAAGTAATTAAAGCCCTACAGGAGCAACAAAAGCAGCAACAGCAACTAAATGTACTTATTAAGAATCCAAAATCAGAAAGTGTCAAAATCCGAATTCCAAAAAAGTATATAAGTACTATAGAACTATTTATAAAATATGGATTGACAGAACCTGAGACAATTGAAATATTTATAAAAACAGTTTTTGTAAATAAGTTAGCAAAAGGTTTTCCAACTCAGACAAAAGATATTACAGGGAAACAAATATTAGTAGGAAGCATAGTTACTTATGATTTTGAAGATAATACCAGTTATTTCAGAGTAGTATATGAAAATAATGCTTTTCGTAAAGAATATCCCAATTGGGACCAGGAACTTGAAAAGCCATTATTGGAATATGGTAAACGAGCTGAAGAAATGAGACTTAAAATTTATCAATCATGAAACGAGCAAAACTTGGAGACTATCTTCTTTGGCGTGGAAAACTTGCCAAAATAATAGCAACTTATGATAAACCTTCAGTAATTATTGAAATGATGGAAAACAAGCGGTGTCCACATTGCAATGGAGACTTAGGAAAGGACCAAACAAACATGATTGTAGCTTCGCCATTATTTCAGCAACATGCAGAAAGAATTGAATCAATAACAGAGTAACCATGAAAAAACCACCAATAGGGATTATTCCCGAGTATATTTGGAAAGAACGGAGGTTGAAAGCTATTGATGCAGCAATTAAAAGGTATCAAAAAGCCGGACTGGCAATTAGTACCGAATGGATTTTTGAGCGTAACAGACTCCTTTATGATATTAACTACAGAAATAATTTTACACATGAAATCATCAACACTACTACACAATCACCCAAAACTTGAAAATGAACTAGGACTTGATAAAAATCACGTCATAGTAGATCGGGAAGATTGGGAAACAGCACTGACAATAATAAAGAATTCACAGTTAGCAAACAAAAGCCGGATAGTTATTATCGGACATTCAGGATTAGAGGGTTTAATGTGTGGAATTAATGAAGCAAGAAGTATATTCATAAGAGATGAAGATATTTTAAAGTATCCTGAATTACCAATTATAGATCGTGAATGCCTGGAAGATTCTGAAAAGTACCTGGGTGAGTTTGTAGTTCCACTTGAAAAATTTGAACCTTTAAATGTTGCGATTAAAAAAGCCAATGAAGCCATTGGACGTTTGGGAGAACAAATGAATGATTATAGTTTCCAGGAAAAGAAAAAACACAAAGGGTATGAACGCCCGTATAAATATCACAGATAATTTCTTTGAATTTTTAATACACACTTCAACCAACTAATATTGCATATAATTATGAGCGACTTCAATATATATCTGAAAGTACCCGAATACCTGGCTCAGTGGATCACACACACCTTTGGAAATCCGGTAGAACTTATTAAGGACAGTCCTGAAATGCGACTCCTGAATGAGTTGCTTGTTCGGTTGCCTTGTAATAGGACCGCTGACACCGGAGAAGATTCGAATATCACGATCCCAATACCATACTTCAAGGGAAAGGACCCGGTATACTACAACTATATTCATGATACCGGAAAGAACGCCCTGGAGGAAAGTTTCTCAACTCTTTTCAAGAAGAATCTATTCACCGAGATCAGCGCCCTAAAAAACGGTCATGTAAAACGAAGTACCCTTATTTATGCCTTTATGGAGAAACATGGGATCAGTGAACAGAACTGGGATACAGTGAGCCAAATATACCACCGGATGAACCAACGGTACTCGAAAGAAAAAAACATTAAAGTATCTTAAAATCACACAATCATTCACGCCTGTTTTGTCGAATGCAATTTATTTCTTTATTTACTGTATTATTCGCACAGTTAGCACTTTAAGCACAAATAAAACGCTAAAATTATGAGCACAAAAATACTTCCAACTATCTTATTTGTCGAATTTCTTTTAGCTGAAGAAATGATACTTTCTCCCAGAAAAATAATTACTCCAGGCGATACAACATCCGCCCTGGGCAATTGGACTAAATTAAAACTTTGCGAACCATCTTCCTGTAATACCACTCCCGAGCAAACCGACAACGGGTTAGTTTATACAACAAAAATAACCGGAGTCGTATCGGATGATAAAGATTCAGCACTTCAGCATCGGTTACAAACAAAGTTTCATGCCTACCGGCTCACTGACGTTTATAAAAACAAATACCTGGTTGGCATAGATAAAAAGCCATTTCCTGAAATTGGTTTTTCACCGGTGAACGATGCTTCGCCTTCCGGACTGAGAGCCGTAAACTACGAGATAACGTGGATATCAACCCTTCCACCTATTGATATTATTGATTTATAGTCTTTTTTTCCTTCCTTATATAGCCGTAAAGTTGCAGTGTAAATAACCACACTGCAACTTTTTTTTTATGTCTACACCTACCTACAACATTGATATTGACAGCTACATAGGCAATTGGGGATATTCTCAGAACTATGTTAGAGGCAAATTGAATGATTTGAAAAATCAACCGGTTTTCATGCGATCCAACTCTCTTGGCGGTAATGTGAACGATGGACTTGGCATTTACCAGGCCATTGGCGACCATGGTGATGTACAAGTTGACATGTATGGCTTCAATGCCTCGACAGCAACATGGATGAACCTGAAGGCAAAAAGAGTGCGGATAGCTTCCAATGGCTTTTACCTGATTCATAAATCGATGAATGCAGTTGAAATTTACAAAGCTATGAATGCCGATGAGCTGGCAGTTCTCATTGAAGAACTGAAAGTAAACCTTGACGAAAACAACAAGGTGGATGAGGTGATTGCTCAAATGTACGTTGCCAAAACAGGCAAATCCATGAAAGAAATTCTTGACCTCATGAAAATTGGCGGCTGGCTCAATGCTACTGAAGCGCACCAATGGGGTTTTGTAGATGAAATCATTCCTACTATCGAAAAAATAAACATGGCAGGGATGAAAGAAAAATTTAATGCACTAGGCGTACCCACTAATCGATTCAACTCCGAAGACTTATTCACTCAAAAAACAAATATCAAAATGAAAAAACAACCCATTAAAATTAATGCGGTTCTCAACGTGCCATCTCTTGAGAGCGCCGATGGTGGCGTATTCTTGAATGAAACACAAATTGAATCGATCGAAACAAAATTGGCAACGCAAGAAGCTGAGATTGCCACCGAGAAAGCCAATGTCGTTACTGAAAAAGAAGCTACAACAGCAGCTGTCACCCGCGCGAACACCGCCGAAGGAACTGTAGCAACACAGGCTACTAAAATCACCGAGTTAGAAGCTCAAGTATTGAACTTGAATACTGGAGCTGGAGCAAGTACCAAAAAAGTCAACAAAGAAACTGACGAAGATGGTGAAGGTGATGGAAAAGGTAAAGATGAATTTATGAACACCGTTGCAAGTGCTCGTAAATTGTACGATTTACTACCTGATTAATAGATTATTCACTTTTAAAATAAATTTACTGCAATGGTAGAAATAACCCCCGAAGCCTTAGCGCTTAGTGCTGCGAAATTTCGCAAAGATTTATTGATGATGCCAGTGATAGCCTTGCAAAGCTCATTGGCTCATATGTCGCTCCGTATTGGCATACGTGGCAAAGAAACGGTAGGGCAATTAGATGGAGACATTGAAATTGGTCCTTACGATCCTGCAAGAGTTGACAAGAATGGTGTAACCATTAAGGGTCGTAGCCTTGAAACTTTCTTTGGTTCGGTAATCAAAGAGTTTGAACCAAACTCAGTGGCTAAATCCATTTATGGAGATGCTGTACTTTCAGGTCAAGGATTGACATCTACAGCCATTACACAGTTGGTATTGGCATTTTTGTCTAAGAAAATTTCAAAAGGCATTAATAAAGTGCTTTGGTCTGCTGTTCGTAACGATGCCGGTACCACTACTGCAACATTGTTCAACGGATTTGACACAATCACAGCAGCTGACATTACCGCCGGTAATATCTCAGTTGCTAAAGGAAACCTTTATGAATTGACAGCTGCTATCAGTATCAACAATGCAATGGATACGTTGATGGCAATTGATGAAGCATCGTCTGACGAATTACAGGATGAACCTCGTAAGATGTTTATTTCAAAAACTGTCAAAAAAATGTATGAAAAGGATTATCAAGCCACTAACGGTTCACTTCCTTACAACAAAGAATTCAAAAAGACCTTTTTGGAAGGTACAGACGATTTGTGCGAATTAGTAGCGTTGCCAAATAAAAAAGCTTCGCCTTACATTCACCTGACAACTAAAGGCAACATGTTGGTTGGTGTAGATCAACAAGGTGACGAAGAAAAAATCACTGTTGAAAAACACGCTGCTTTTGTACTTCAGTTCATTATGGCCATGTTCTTTGGAGTTCAATTCGAAACTGTAAGCCCTGAAAGGTTGATGGTTGCAAAATTGTTCGTTCAAGCATAATTATTCATTCACTAAAAATATAGGAGAAATACATTATGATCAAATATAAAGCCCTTGATTGGGCCGTTGGGACTACAAACCTTCCTGGTATCAAAGAAGATGTTTACGCTATCGCAAAGCGTGATATCGTAGGATGGCCTACACTTCCGGCAGCTTATGTGACGAACATGGGTGAGCTGGTGATTTACGTGGGTGATTTTACGCTTGCTGCTTTGGCAAAATGGCAACGGGTTGGCATTATCGTTGATAAATCACCGGTAGACGGAAAAAGCCAGGGAGTTCGCCCAAGCAAAACGTTCCTAAATCAGGTAGTTTTACAGCACCCAGGAGTAGAGGAAGATGCATCAGGTTTCTGCATGATGGCTAATAACGATGATTTAGTTTATTTGGTACAAACCAAAAAAGGCAAATGGCGCGTTATCGGTAATGACATGTATCAGACTGAAACGGTTATCGACCAAAAACTCGGTGGAGCTGCTACCGACGAAATGGGAACTACCCTTACCGTTACCTGTACTGACCTTGCACCTGGTCTATTTTATACAGGTGAGATTGTGACCGAAGAAGGTATTATCAATCCGGGAGTGTAACCGCTAAATCGTAAATTTCTGAAACCCTCATAATGCAAGTTATGAGGGTTTTTTGTGTCTTTTTTAATGTAATTACCCGTAATTACTTTTGAAATGCTAAGAATAATAAACCCATAAACATTTAAAAAATGGATAATGAAAAAACGTATGTAGACAAAGTGAACGATTGGCTGAATGCTGATCCAACAACCAGCACCATCGAAGAAGGTGCAACATTGATGCTTCAGGGCAATCGAAACAGAATTTTGCACAAAAATGTACTTCAAAAAAAGAATTTCGAGAAAGTAGTTTACGAGTTGGAAAAAATCATTGGAGTCCAAAGAGTAGTTGCAGAACCGGTGAATGAAAAAGTTCAAGCATTGGAAGCTAACTTACCAATAACAATGGCTGGTATTGAAAGTATTTTATCCGGTGAGAGCAAAGGTAAACGTGCGGATCATGACACACTACCAGCTGCCATCCAAACTGCCTACGACAAGAACCTAGAAATCTATCCACGCATGCGATCCATTCAGGAACGTTTGAAAGTGTTGAATGAGGTAGGAACGGCAGCCGATCGCCTTCCTTTCCTTACTGAATTATTGAGCCTTGATTCAGCATTACGGACAAATTGGGATGCTTACGACAAATTCGATGCAAATGCACCGGTGATTATTGTAGCTGACAAAAAACTCCCTGAAGGCGAAAAAATCGACTCAAAACGTGTATCGGCAAACCGCAAATACTTGAGCGACAACAAAACTAAACTCACAGTTTTAGTTACTGATGGTAAATCAGAGAAAGCCACTGAATTACTGGATAAAATGCAGGTTCGTTACAACGAATTAGTGTTGAATGGTGACACGTTTGCACCTGATCAGTTGGCGGAACTGAAAGCCCTGGGCATTGTTACTGCCACTACTGAAGAAACGAAAACGGAACTGATTGTTGAGACTCCAGCAGTTACTGAAGGCGAAGAAGTAATTCCACCTGCAGGCGAAGTAACCGAAGAAAATAAACCGGAATCGGTTGTTGAAACTCCGGTAGTTACTGAAGGTAAAGAAGAAACTCCGGAAGAAAATGTTATTGGTCAAATCAAAACACTTTTGAATAATAACTATGCTAAGGATGTGATTCTTTCAACTATTCAATCACTTGGTAATTTCAGAGGATTAGAACTCACTACGGAAGTAGTAGAGGATTTATACAACAAAACTGTTGATCAAGAAATGAATTCAGTTGAGTAAAGTTGATGCAATATTGAAACCTATAGGCCCCGATTATGTCGGGGCTTATTTAAATACCGGCATACAGCTGTACGATTTGATTGAATGGACATTGGAGCAAATTGGTAAATCCGATATCACCATTGTAACCTTCAGCATTTCTGAAGAATTTATTCGAAAAATATGGATGCTTAAGGAAATTGGACTAATCGGGAAAGTAACCCTGATACTCGATTTCAAAGCAATCCAAAAAACACAGCAGCTGGTCAGGTTTGCAGAAAATGTTTTCAGCGATATCCATTTTTCAAAAACACATGCTAAGGTAGTTTTGATTGAATCTGCCAGGTACCAGGTATCAATCACCGGTAGCCAGAATTGTACCAGGGGAAATCGGGAAGAAAGCGGAATTGTCACAACGGATCAGCAAATTTATAGCAAGTTATCTACAGAAATTGACCGAATACTATGCAATACAATCAATCAGACCTTGACAAAGTAAAAGAATACGCCTCATTACTTCTTACAATTAGCGAAATAGCTATTCTCCTGAAGATGGATGAAGATGAATTGCGAGAATCTATCTATATAAAAACGAGCTGTATGGGAATGGCGTATCGACGTGGAAAAATGGAAACAGTCCTGGAACTACGCCGGCAGGAAATAGATCTTGCTAAACTTGGATCACCTATTGGAATTGAATTGATTCAAAAATACATGTTAGACCAAAATCTAAACGAAAATGTCTAAAAAACAAACATACGATATTTGTGTACAGCACCTTTATGACGATGCAGACAAGCTGGTTCACCTGGCACCTCAGGTTCGTGACAGGTTGCTTCGCATCAGGTCAGCTTATACACTTATGAATGAATATCCTTCCAAAGCTGATAGGGAAATTATTCAACACATAATGAATATGAGTGGCGTTGAACGCTCAGCTGCTTATGAAGATTTACGAATAATCAAAGATTTGCTAGGGTCAATTAACCGGCAATCAAAAGACTGGCACCGCTTCAAATTCAATAATATGATTCAAAAAGCCTACAACATGGCCGAATTGAAGAATGATCCTGATAGCATGGTTAAAGCTGCTGACAAATACGGTAAATATAATCAAATCGACAAAGAAGATGCCGAACGCACGCCATATGAAGATATTGTAGTTCAGACTTATGAGCCAACAGATGATCCGTCAGTGATTGGAATTAAGCGCAGACCCAATATCAGAGAAGAAATTGCAGCCATGAAAAAGAAATATATGGATGACATTCAAGATGTAACCTATGAAGATATTGACATTCGTGAATTAGAAAAATATGACGTCTAAAGAGCAAATTAAACAAATATATTTCAATGATGCACAACGAAAAGTTATGCATCGTCAATGCAATACTGAAGTCATAGTTGGTGGACGGCGTTTAGGTAAATCCCACGGAATTGCTCAACCTTTCGAACAACGTAACATTCAACGTATGCCACGCGGAACTCATGGCATTATTGCAAGTACATTTCAGCAAGCATTTACAAGAACATTGCCAGGAACTCTTGAAGCCTTTGAAAAAATTGGCTTTAAAAGAAATATGCACTATGTAATTGGTCGTAGGCCTGAACCATCGCTAAATTTCGAAAAACCATTTACCGAACCGGCAAAGTATGAAAATATAATCAGTTGGTATAATGGCAGCATTATGCCGATAATATCTCAGGATGTTCCTGGATCATCCAATTCGATGACATTTGACTCTTTACTTATTGATGAGGCTAAATTTATTGACTTCGAAAAACTGAATAACGAAACCATTCCAGCTAACGGAGGTACAACTGCTCATTTTGGCCATTTACCTTGGCACCACAGCATGATGATCATATCAGACATGCCAACTACCAAAAAAGGCAGTTGGTTTCTGAAATTCGAAGATAAATGCGATAATGAACTTATTGCTAACATTGATGGAATTATATTTGAAAAATGGCGCATAATTGAAAAATTGAAAGAGTTCCATGCTAAAGGAATTCAACCAAAGAAATACATTTTCGACTACTACAAATCGCTTTGTAAAAGTTTAGCTGAGTTTCAAAAAATTGCAATTGATTATAACGTGTTTAGTTCAATTGAGAACCTTCAGGTGCTAGGTCCAAATTATATCAAGCAAATGAAACGTGACTTACCACCATTAGTATTCCAGACTTCAATACTTTGCAAGCGGGTAGGGTTACTTAAAGATGGCTTCTATAATTGCATGAAAGAAGCTGATCACTATTACACGGCATTCGATAACTCATACCTTCAGAACCTTGACTATGACTTTAGCAAGGCTAAGAACATGACATGCCTTCAGGATGCTGATGTAGATAAGAATGCACCTATATGCGTAGCATTCGACTACAATGGTAAAATCAATTGGTTAGTAGGCGGACAACGATCAGGGCTTAGAATGAAGACATTGAAATCTTTCTTTGTTAAGTATGATCGTAAGCTGGTAGAGTTAGTCAACGACTTCTGCAAGTACTATGAGCCACACAAGTGTCATGAGGTAATATACTACTATGATTCAACAGCACTCAACAGTAACTATGCCGTCAATGACAAGGACTTTGCAGCCGTTATCATTGACACATTCAAGGCTAATAAGTGGATAGTAAAGCCAGTGTATATTGGAAAACCTGTAGGCCACATGGAGAAACACAACCTGATCAACATGTCATTCAAAGGTCAGAGCTTCGATGGCAAGCAATTACTATTCCCTATGATCAACAAGAACAACAACGAACCATTGATACTAGCTATGGAGCAAACAGGAATCTACCAAGGTCCTGATGGGTTTAAGAAGGATAAGAGGGGTGAGAAGTTGGACGAAAGTGAAGAAGACTTACTGGAGAACCGTACCGATGGCACCGATGCCTGGGACACATTGTGGATAGGCATGAACAACTTCCCGCACGAACACTCATTCAGTGGTGGGCTTATCAGTTCATTTGTGTAATTACTTATTCCCATTCATGTAGACCACTGGCGTAATGTCAGTGGTTTTTTTATGTAATGTAATGTAATCCCAAAATCAATCGCTTTGCTCATCCATTTTGTAGGGATTTGATAGGTCATTACCGATATAATTTTGCGAATACCAAAATTTTAACCGTAATGTGCGTATTACCGCCCGTTTTTGTTAATTTTACCCCTATATATTAACATGTGTTAGCATATAAGGCGTTTTTTGAGGTCGGTAATTACAAGTAAGCGAGAGGGCGGGGCGGGGTCAGTTGTCTGTGTTAAACCTTAAATAAAGGTTTGGGAAGTCCGTTTTTGTTGATTTACAGCAATATAAGACTTTAAAAGGCGGAAAACACCCAAAAAACGCCAGCAAAACACCCCGAAAACTATTGGTAATACCGTGTAAAAAAAGCATTTATCTATGATTCCGATTTTTTTTTATTTTGAATGGTACCAAAATCAGATTTCCAAATTTTGAAAAATGTTTTTTTATAATTTGCTTTTGCTTTTATATTTATCTTATATTACACATTATCATAATGTTATATGTAATATTAAGAAAAAGATATAATAAGAGCGCAAAATACGTTTTTCGCTTACTACCTTACTACCTTACTATTTTAGTTTACAACTAACTGAATTATAAATATATAAAAGTAGTAACCATATTACACAACATATATTAAAATAGTTACTACTTGTTACTATTAAAAAATGCTTACTACCTTATATTAGCATGTATTGTATTGATATTTAAGAAGTTGTTTTTATATAGTAGGTAGTAGGCAAGCTGCAAAAAAATATTTTATTTATAAATGCGTTTATGTGGTTTATTTATTTGTATTTCAATGTATTACGATTAATAAAGTTTAACTTTATAGATGATTCGTTTTTTATTTGTGTTATATAAATTCATTGTATTTCATTGTTTTTTGATTTTTGACCTTTGAATTCAAAAAGTTTTTTTCGTTTCAATTGGAGAATATAAACAGCGTTTTTTAATATGTTTACTTACTACCTCCCTATTATAATACTTAAAACACTGATATACAATAATATAAACTTGTGTATGTCGCTAAAATGTAGTAATTTAGCAGAGCGAAAGGGAGAAAGGACAATTTCAACCACGCATATTATTAACAATTAATTTTTAAAGCAAAATGAAAAATGATTCAACAGCACGCAAAGTGCAAGAAGTCATCCCAACGATGACAATCACAGAACCAACAGCGAAAGAAAAAACCGCTAAAGTGATTAGCTTTAAATCTTCCGCCGAAGATGTAAAGAGTGAACCCATCACCCAGGAAGTGAAGCCAGAACCAACGGCAGCCATTACGGAAAAACCTGTACAAAGTATTGAGGACATCAAAAGGAAAAGCGAAGTTTTGAGCCGTTTAACGGTAAAATGGGACGTTTTGAATGAAAAGCGTAAGCGAGTAGAAAACTTTGCAATTTCGCACGACGGAGATACAGCATCCGCCATTGTCAGGGATGCACACGGTGAAGTTTTTGAAAGTAACAACCCGAAAACAATAGGTAAATTAATTGAACTTTGGGGAGTTGATTTTTCGGAAGCTATTGCAGCAGTTGAAAAGGAAATGCGGGAAATCGCCTAAAATAAAAACTCCCTCGTTGGGGACAACCAACGAGGGAGTAAAACAATTGCGAACAATTAATTTTTTAAAGCGACACAAAAGTATGAATAATACATCGAATATCCAAGCAAAGCGCACGGAATTAAAACTAATATCCAAGCCGCTAGCCGAATTAAAAACCAACGGCAACATCAAAACTATAAACGAAGGATTAAAAGCTATTTACGGGGAACAAGGACATCAGGAGTTTAAAACTTTCGAGCAGTGGGAACGGTTAGGAATGCGAGTTAAGCGAGGGCAAAAAGCATTTTATTTGTGGGGAAGTAAAACCACAAAAACCATCACCGAAAACGGAAAGGAAAAAGAAATTAAATTCTTTCCGTTAGTTGCTCTTTTTTCTGATTTACAAGTTTATAACTCTAATAACAATAAATAGCCATGAATACAATATTTGATTTTCAAAAAAATAATATCGAAGTTTTAGACCTTGAAACTTTACGGAAAACGCACAAAGAAAATGATATTTACGGAAATCCTTTAAGGGGTGTATATCATTATCAGGTTATCAATAGGATAGCGGATATTTGCCGGAATAGCGGACTTAATTATAATATTGAGGAAATATTTGCAGCCAAAAATAACAGCCGGCAAAACCCGGGTGTTGTAGTTCTCCCACAGGTGGAAGCAATCCACGGTATAAATTCAGTTGAAGCACACATCCTTAGACGTGTTTATACAACTATCAGGATAAACGACCGAGAAACGCCCGAAATGACATCGAACATCGTTATTGCCTATCATCAGGAAGGCATACAAATTGCTTTTGGTCCGTGCGTGAAAATTTGCCATAATCAGTGTATTTTAAACAAGGAGCGCATCGCATCGAATTACGGAGCTGATAAGATTACGGATGAACAGCTTTTTGAATCTGTGGGAAATTGGATGTCTAACTTTTTCGAATACAGGGAAAATGATTTGCGTATTCTTCAGAAAATGAAAGAAATCAATTGTACACAAAATGACGTTTACCAGCTTATTGGATTACTGACATCGTTACGGGTGGCGCATGACTGCGATAATTCAATTTTGAGAAATGAGGTTAAAACCTACCCATTGACACAAAGCCAAATTTCCCAATTTACACAAGATTATTTGGAAAAAGCCCAGGAAACATCTGTTTTTAGCTTGTGGGATATTTACAATATTGCGACAGAATTATATAAGCCAGGGAAAACCGACATCCCGAACCTAATCCCGCAAAATTTCGCTCTTATGGAGGTTTTAACCGACCGATACAATTTGTTTAATTAGCAAATAAAGTGCCTTAAAACGGCTTAAAAGTGGCTTCACTGCTCTAATTTGGAGGGGTGAAGCACTGTTTTTCGACTACTTTTGTCCCGCCAAAAGTAGCAAAAGGCGGATAAACGCCCATAAAGGGCAGAGTTGAAAATGAATAATTTATAGAGTTTTATTCCCTGGGCTATGGTTCGGGGATTTTTATGTTAAGATATTATGTATCTTTGTGCAACTTAATTTTAAAATAGATATTATGGCATATGAAATTGAATATTTAGGTGGTCATCCGTTATTAAACAAACCTGAAAAATTAATATTGTCTACAAATAAGGATTTTCAATCTATTTATTTTAGACCAAAAAGTACCTGGTCGACTACAAAGTCAATAACAATTGAAATCAAAGATATTATTTCGGTTGATTTTGAAAAAAGTGGATCCCGTTCTGCTGGAAAAACTGTTGCAGGAGCATTGATAGGAGGTGTGCTTACTGGTGGTATTGGACTTTTAGTTGGAGGAGCTTTAGGTGCATCTAAGAAAAATCAATCGGAGTTATATATTACTATTAAGTATAATGACAGGGAATTTATGATTTCTTTGAAGACTGGAAAAAACACAGATAAAATTTATTCTGAAATAAATAGCCTATTTGCATAAAATTTATCCTTTTGTTTGGTAATTACAAATATTACTCCGATATTTGCAACGCAGAAAACAAAATAGGACATACGGTGTCCACCAAAAGAGGTGGTTTTTTTATGCCCAAAAACTAACTTATTGAAAATATGGCGATGCCATATATCGAACCTGAACCGGTAACGGTTGACAGGTATTATGCCCTATGGTGTTTTCTGCAGCGATATATGAGCATCGCTTTTTTGTGCTCTAAAATTAAATGCAGAAAACACCAAAATGGAAAAACAAACCTCACAATCAGGATGTGCTCCTGAGCAAGATGCATTATCAATGCATCAGATTTTCAAGAAAAAAACAGATGTACGTTCGGTAAGTCACACCGTACTCGATGTAATTAGCGAACTGGCTAATGGCAGTAAGAAAATTGACATGTCCATTCACCAAGGCGTTGGCGAAATGGTGTATGTATTGATTAATAAAGGCGTTGTCATGACATTACACATTCAGGAATTTGAAACTGCAAATTTAACTGATACGGAAGGAGGTCAATCATGAAACAAGCAGAAATAATGATCAATGACGAAGCTTATTATATTTCCTTCGAAAATAACGATGAGTTTGTACAGAAATGTTTCGATATGATTTCTGAAATTGCAGATACAGGTACTGAAGGCGCTATAATTATCAGCGTGACGGATAATGGCAAATACACCGGAGATAGATACTTATGGGATGAATTTCTGATTAATAGTTGGGCGAAAGGTAAAATAGATTCAACAAAGTTGCTACAATTTCTGAAAGAACAATATGAATCAAAGACTAAGCAAGTTCCGGACTATCGCCTTGTAATCCTCTCCCGGTATTGTGGAGAATTTCAACCGGCAACGAAAGAAAATGCAACGATCCGCAAAACGAGTGAAGAAATTAAACTCGATATCCGGCCAATGGCAGACTTATCCACTAACGAGATAGCAGCTTATTTGGCAACAAATGGGTATTCGATAGACTTTGACGATGCCACTCCGGTGTGGCTCATGCGAAAAGATGGCGCAATGGAACTTCGCGAACACTAATAATTTATATTTTTAAACCCCGGTCAAACTCGATCGGGGTTTTTTTGTGTCTTTTTTTTGCTTTAGTCTTTGAATTTAATTTGTCCTATCAAATTAATCAAAGGCTATTTTTATGACAATTTCGCAGGAACCAGGCAACGGTACACTCTATTTTCAACATTCGATACCGGATATTATTCTGATAAAAACCGATGTAGACACTACGGTTACTTTTCAACTTAAAAAAGGGGCAGAAGTAATTATCAGTGAAAAATATGTATTTGATACACAGGGAAATATCCAAATTCGTAACCTGGGCGAAATAGTAGAAAAGTATTTCACAGATTCAGGGTTATTGCTCAATTTCTCCTACACCATAACTCAGGGAGTGACAACACACTCAAGTAGTTTCAGCGTGCTGAAATGCGAAGCGTTTGTAGATGTAATTGCCGGTCCCTGGACTCAACTGAATTTTCTTACCCGGGCATTTATGGAAAAACGTACTGCCAAGACACGCAATGAATATCTTTCCTTTTTGCAAAGAACAACTTTTGGTGATGTAACAGTGCACTATAAAGCCTATTACCTTGTTGATTCAGTTATAACCGAAAAGACCGGAGTACTCCAAACCATAGCAGCTTCAGGGGTCGATCGGGTAACAACGTTCAACGCTTCCATGGGCATATTAGTGACAGTTTCCGGACTAGCATTAAGTACTACTTTTTTAAGTTACGATATTTGGCTGACAGGTACTTATTTTCTTACCAGTGTATACACTTTTTTAGTGGACAATACCCCTTATCGACATTCTAAATCATTCGTTTACATCAACAGCTTTGGAGTGTTGGAAACATTCACGGCTACCGGACTAACTGTAAATAAGAAAACGAATGAATTCAACCTTGGTAATATCGAAAATCATTACCGAAAAATAACACAGGACTTTGTAAGTGAGAAAACCTGCAATAGCGGCTATTTGAGCGATGTGGAAATGGAGTGGATTGATGATCTGGTGAAAAGTTACTCGGTTGGATTGTACACGCCAGGTGTCAGCGGCTTGAGTGAGGAAATTACGCTTGTAGGTGTGGAGAAATCGGACAGCGAAGCTAACGAGCTGCAAGCTTTCACTTTTAATTACCGTGGTCCAAAAATCATTCATCTGATTTTTGAAAATGCGGCTAAGGGAATATTCGACGAAACGTTTGATGAAAGTTTTGAATAACAATGATACATACAAGCTTATTAAGAAAGATTTTAAGGGATGGAAAACCCTTTAATTGTAAGGTATGGAAGGGCACCACGGGTGAGATATTGACTTATAACAACGTGGTGTGTACTTCCTCCAATTTTCAACGTAACACGGCAAATTTGATTTTTGTAGAGAGCCGTGAATTACGCACAGTAAGGATTATCAGCATTTTTGAAGTTAATGACGAAGAAATTTATATTTAATTATGAAAGAAATAAATGTATTTGAAATCCCGATTGGGAAAATAGCAAGAGAGGCACTTGATAAAATGAATGTCGGTACCACGGTTTTTGATACCGATGATATTGTACCCATAAAGATGCCTGAGTCGGGCGTGCTTCGCGGATATGTACCCTGGGGCGATGACAATCTTCGCCCGAACCAAGTTCTTGAACTGATCCGCAAGGATGAAGTAATGAGTCCGAACATGTTATTTAATATCGAAGCCGGATATGCCAATGGACTGAAATATAATAAAAAGGATGGTTCTGAAATTATGGATCAGGAAATCGTTGATTTTTTCAAATACAATCGCCCGCCTAAATATCTATTTGAGCAACAAACAGATATGAAACACTTTTATTTTACAGTTTCAGTTTTGATACTTAGCGGTGACGGCAATAAAATTGTAAAACTTCGTCATAAGGATGCGTTGTATTGCCGGTTGGAAACTTGTAATCCTGCGACCGGAGCTTTAGAGCATATTTTTTACGGTAATTGGGAAAAAGGTGCGCCAATATTAGCCCATCGGGAAGACCTGGAACTATTAGACGTTGATGATCCGCTTGGTGACCTGATGGTGCGCATGGGAAAAATGCCGGACGAAGACGGAAAAACCAGGAAGGCAACTAAAACCCGTAAGTTCGCCATGCTCAATCGAATTCCTATTCCAGGCAATAAATATTATCCATTTCCTTACTATTGGGCACTTTTTAATAGTGGTTGGTACGATGTGAAGCAATTAATCCCTTCAGGGAAGAAAGCGAAATTCACAAATGGGTTGGTAATTAAATACCAGGTAGAAATCAATGATAAATATTGGGATGTGCTTTTCGGCCGTGAAAACATAACTGATCCGGCGAAACAACTTGAGCGCATGAAGCTCGAAAAAGAAAATATAAAATCGTTTCTTGTTGGAATTCAAAATTCAGGTAAAGTTTGGTTCTCAGGGTTCTATGTTGACCCTAACGGCAAAGAACAATCGATGGTGCGAATTAATGTTGTGAATAACCAAAAGGAAGGTGGCGACTGGATTGAAGATACCGAAGAAGGCGCCTCAATGGCTTGTTACGCTACCGGAAATAATCCTGGCATGATTGGCGTAACACCAGGGAAAAGTGCCGGACAAATGAACGGAAGCAATATCCGTGAACTTTTCACTATGAAACAAGGACTTGAAAAAGGACCTAAAGATATTTTACTTGAACCCTATTTTGTAATAAAACACTATAACGGTTGGGATATAGAATTTGATATTCCTATCATGTTACTCACTACTTTAGATAAGAAAACAGATGCAATAACTCAAACAACAGACCCAAATGCTAATAACTAATATTGACGATTTTGTAAAATCGATTCCCACTGCTATCGGTTCGAAGTGGACGGATTTAGAACCTTTTTGCAACTCGGCCGATGCAACAATTAAAGCGTTGCTGGTTGGTACTAATTTGTACGATTATATAGAAGCCCTGGAAGATGGCGAAGATTTGAAAACGACATTGTGCAATTTGATTGCATTTCAGTTATACAAAAATGCCATTCCGTTTGTGGACCTGATCCAAACAAACAACGGTTTTGCTGTTATCAGTAATTCTAACCAGGCACCGGCAAGCAAAGAGCGAGTGGAAAGATTGATTCTTTGGTGCGAGCAAAACATTGATTTGCATACCGATTTGTTGATTATGCAAATAATGAGCAGTGAAGCTGCATTGGCGGAATGGACAAAATTTAAAGGATTCAAAACGCTGACTAACTGCATTTTTTTGACCGGAATTGATTTTGCGAGTTATTCGAAATACAGTACCCGTGCCGATTTTCTGAAAATGAAGCCGTCAATCCTGGCAACTCAGAAAAATGATTTATCGGAACGCCTGAGCATTGATTATGTAGCTGAATTGATTGACCAAATTCGGAAGAATACGCTTACAGAACTCAACGAACAGGTAGTTGATTCCTGTAAATTGGTACTTGCAAAATATGTAGAAAAAGAGGAACATGAGGCTGAGGAACTTCTCACTCAGATAGTGGTAATGATGGAAAAAACGCTTACCGACTATCCAACGTATGCCGCCAGTGCCGAGTACGCTTTGAAAATTGCGCCAAAATATCAAAATAAAGCAACTGATCCAACCTTCTTTTTCGGAATATAATGGGAACAATCGACTTAACTTCACCGCGTAATTACGCAGAAATGACAGAAAAGCAAGTGCGCTATGTAGCTCAATTGCAAGTAAAAGGTAACAAGGAAGAATGTATATGGACAAAGTGTCTTATCAAATTCACAGGAATTAAAGCCATAGGAGGTACTTCCGAAGTATATTATTTTACAAAAAAACAACTGAAGGGATTTTTCTCCATGACAATAGAGGAAACCTACGATTTTTCCAAAACACTGGATTTTGTGACAAAGCGATATGTTGGCATTCGCCCACTGGCTAAGATTGGGAAGTACCGCCCATGCGAGGAACTATTGCGTGATATTACTTTCCTTCAGTACCTGGATGCCGAGAACTATTACCAGGCGTTTATCTTCACAAAATCTGAAGTTCACTTATATGAACTAATGGCTACGCTATTTCGTATTCCTGGCGAAGAATACAGCAATGAATTGACCTATAAATCAATTAAACGTATGGCAAAATGTTCTGAGGTTGAAAAACTGATGGTTGTCATGTGGTTTATTGGCATTAAGGAATACTTTTCTTCGAAATTCAAATACCTGTTTAATCGGGTAGATGTGGACGATGATGACCCAAGCACTGCACCTGATATGCTTGGAATTGTCCGCAATCAGGTAAGGATGCTTACTGAAGGTGATATCACAAAAGAAGATCAGGTTCTGGCTGCGCCGGCATGGAGTGCCCTGAGTGAAATGGATGATAAGTGTCGCGAGGCAAAAGAACTGGAAGCAAGAACTAAACACTCATAAACTATGTGGAACGCTGTAGATTACTTTGAAAACCTGACCGGAAAACTAAAACTGACTAAAGCAGATTATAAATTCTGTCGTGTTACCGGGCTAAATTACCTGGAAGATATTTTATCCGATATAAAGGGTTCCTCCGCATTTCTGGCCGTTGATGATACCGACGATGGAGTGACCATTCAGCAGGGTGGTGGATACTTTAACCGTCGATCGGTGGTGGTGTATGTTTTGAAAAAATACGACTTTAAAAATCAGATCGATCGGGAAGAAAAAACGAACGAAACCCGCCTGATCCACAAAAAACTATTGGCAAAACTGATTAAGGACTCCGGTTCTGTGGCAGATTTAGCCTATTTGGACAAAAATCGCATACCTTACCATGAGGTGCCGGGCATGTTTGCGGCAGGAACTACCGGAATTTACTTCATTATTACCCTGAATGAACCGGTAGAATTGATATACGATGCAAACGACTGGGAATAAAAACGACTACTACCGTGCCTGGGCAAAAATGATGGTCACGATATGGCAGGATAAGATTGCACAGCTCAAGGTTCGTGACACCGGTGAGTTATTCAGTTCCTTCCTCACTGAGGTGGTGACTCAATCAAATGGGGATGTCGATAAAATTGTTTATGCATACAATTATTATGGTCGCATGGTCGATATGGGTGTCGGTCGGGGAGTCACCATGGCGGATGCCGGTACCGGATCAGGAAGAAAGCGAAAGCCCTGGTATAATAAATCGTGGTACCACTCAATAAAAGTACTTACCGAAAAAAGAGCCGAGCTGTACGGCGAAGATTTCCAACTGATCATTATGGAGGCACTCAATTTCTGAGTGTCTTTTTTTTTGCTTCCTCATTCTATTTTATTTGTAGAAAAAACAAGGGAGCATGGAAGTGAATGATTTATTAGCAGCCGCCGAAACGATAAAGAATGAGAATTCTATCAATAAAAATTCTAGTAATAGGATTGGTGTGATGCTGGAAAATATGATCAATTTTTTTTCAACTACTATTTCACCGGCAGCTGCTGCCTTAATTCAGGATGCCGTTTCTAAATCCACTACAGGCGTGCGTAAAGGTATGAGCGTTGTATGGTCAGGTGCAATTGCTGAAATCCCGGTCGGCTATGTGCTGAGTAACGGAAATAACGGACAACCAATCAATGGTGTGGTAGTTCCTGATTATCGTAGCCGGTTCCTGATTGGTTACGACTCAAGCAAAGCTTCGTTTCCAATTAATGTTTCAGATACAACAGAAAATTACGGAAAAGCAGGAAATACAGGAGGTGAAGCAACACATAAGTTGACAGTATCTGAAATCCCTGCTCATAAACATAGAATTTTAGGCAATGCAGGAAATGACCAGAGCAATACTCAAGGAAGAGAAATGGGGATTAATGGTCCTGATTATGGTAATATCACTGAAAATGCAGGTGGTGACCAATCTCACGAAAACCGCCCGCCTTACTATGTAGTCTACTGGATTACTAAAGTATCGGATGATACTACTGCCGAATATAATTCAGCCTATCAAAGTTATAAAACAACTACTACTGATAATCCTATAAAGACAGAAGCTGAATGGGTGGTTTCATTAAATGGAAATGGAATTTCAGCTTTTGAAATTGCCATGAATAATGGATTTGCAGGAACGCAAGCGGAATGGTTGAGCTCTCTACATGGGATGCCAGGGAATAATGCACCAGCTACAATGGCAATCTTTCAAATTGGTGCAAATGGAACTGTCTTACCTCGTAAACTTCCTTCATATTCTTATGATAGAACTATTTCAGATGTTAGGCTCAGTTCCGATTGCTTAGGTTTATATGCAACTATTGGCGTTACAAATTATGATCATATAACACTTATAGGAGTAACTATTCCCAGAAATATAGAATTAAAAATTAATAACTTAACAATAAAAGCAGGTAGCGATAGTGCTGATGCTTTAATAATATTCTAATTATTATGCAGATAACAGATACAATCCAGTTTGACGAAAGTAAGTTGCTTTCAGAACAAACAACCGAATTTCAAGAGTGGTATAACGAGAATGTAAATGTGTTGATCAATGATAAACTTGCTCCTGATTCTTTGGATAACTTCAAACGACCATTTAGCTATACTATCACGGTAAAATCATTTACAATAGTTATTTGTCCAAACTACATTTTTAGAGATCAAAGTAACTGGGCTTGTTCTGACTTCTATTTAAGCATTAAAACCGTATAATCATGGCTAAGTATTTTAAAAGATTATTTGTTCCGAATGCTGATGGAACTGATTCAACTACAGCTATAACAAATGCTAATACTGTATTTTATCATACATATGTAGGAGATGATTTTTCAGGGGATGGAACTCGTGAATATCCTTTTAAATCGGCTTTTAGAGCCAACCAAAAAAGCGGTGTAAGTTATATCGTTTTTAGAGGAGTTACAAATGAATATTTTTTTTTAAACAGTAAAAATTTAATAGGTGATGACATTAATCAACAATTACTATTTTTAAATTATAATCCTGTTATATATGAAGGAGTTGGTTGTTATAATATGACTGTTGACAGCGTTAGTGGATCAGTTAATAGCAGAACGTGGATTCATTCAATAATTAATAAATATAATGTATCAGGACTAAACGATTTTAGCTACTTGTTAATTAAAGATATCGCACATGGCAGCTCTAATGATGGTAGAAGAGATCACTTTATTTACCAATCTACATTTTTTGGAAATGAAATTTCATTGGGGACAATAAAAAATTGTATTCAAATAGTTGAATTTAATTATGTGAACTCAAATTTTGGATATAATCTTTATACTATTTTCCCATCAACTTGTATTTTCAAATACCTATCAGTACCTATTATTCAACCCGTTTGGACAAATGACTCAAAAGCTAATATTCAATTAGTTCGTAATGCTTATGTTTCTGCTGGAATGTCTGTTGCTAATTCTTTATTATTATTTACAAAAGATAGTTTTGGAAATGAAACCTGTCGAATTATAAAAGAACAAAGAAACGGAGGAACATCTGCAAATATATTTAATGCGTATAATGGTGATGGTACGGTGTCAGATTATTCACTGAATCCAGCTTCAAATAATGAAGCACTTTATGCTTCCGATTTAGGAGGTTACGTAGGTTGTTTTAAACCGGCTGCAACTATGGTAAATACAATGTGGAATGCACCTATTGATGTGAATACAGACGGAACAGATACTATAAATGCAGGGACATTAATGCGTGTAAATAGTGACAAATCTATTGACTTCAATACGGCTTCAGCTCAAATATGGAATCGAATTAAAAGCAATACAGTAATATCTATTCCCAATGGGATTAAATTTAATGGTATTGGTACTATGTCTGTCGATGGCAGTGCTTTTGGTTACTATTTCGGCAAACACCAAAACCTAATGAATGGAACTGCATTAATACCTACTGATCCATTAGAAACTAATTCAATCTATAAAGTTTGTAATATTAACAGGGACATTTATTCTGCTGTTATCTTCAACGGAACGCAGTATTTACCAGATTACTTTTTCAAAACAGGTACTAGTGTATTGAATTTTACCTTGTTAAACGCAGGTTCAGGAACGGTAGTAAAAAAGGTTTTAGCTACTCCACTTGAAAGCGTCGAGATAATACCTTACGATGACCTTACAACACCATCCGCTTTCCCAAGGTTCTCATGCCCTTTATCGGGTAACGTTTTAATGCTATTCCATAAAATTGGAGTAAACATTGATAAGCCGGTTTTATTTAGTGAGGTTGTAAATGATAAGATAGCATATTACGCCAGTTGGGCAGTGACAAATGCTGATCAAGAGTTTGTCACGTTAGCAACGGATACTGTAAATTATTATTATAAAATCCCTGTATTGAAGTTCTTACTTCCTGTATTGAATGCTCATTTTAATGTCGATTATGACCAATGATTCGTATTAATTCAATTGGAATTATTCTCGATATGGGAATAATACCGCCTGTAACTAGGTTGAAAAGTAAAATAATATCAGTTGGGATAGTAGAAGACTATGGAGTAATACCTCCTAAGAATTATTTTACAGGGAAAATTACAACTATTGGCATCAATGGTGATATTCTGAAAAATAGTGAGCAATCAATAATGTTTTATCAGGTAATGTAAACTAAACTAATCAATTAAATCATTCATAATTATGTCCTATCTACAACTAATTTACAAGTGGATTATCTGCCATTTAGCAGAACTTTTTAAATGGAGTTTTTCGATTCTGGCCAGCCTACTTGTAGTTCTTGAGCCGGCACTCCCATTTATTTTAATTTCAATGGCTTTCATAATCGGTGATTGCATCACATCGTATCGCCTGGCACGCAGGGTAAAGAAAAAAACAGGAAAAGCAAGCGGGAAATTTCAATCGAGTAAGTTCGGGAAGGTCCTTATCACTTCGCTAATTGCCCTGGCATTAATCTGCCTGGCATTTCTTGTCGAAAAGTACATTTTAGTAATGTATAAGGATATTTACCTGGCTAATTATGTTGCATTCCTGGTATGCTTCAAAGAACTTTGGTCGATGCTTGAGAATGAAAGCTCGTGCAGCGACTCTAAATGGGCAAAGGTTTTGCAAAAGGTCATGATCGATAAGGCAGAAAGGCACTTTGATATTGATTTATCCGGATTAGAAACTAAGGAGGAAGCGAAATGAAAGAATTACTTACCATGGTAAGAATGGAAGCCATGCCATTCAAGATTGAAGCAGCTGCGATCATGGCATTCATGGAAGTGGAAACCGGTGGTCGTGGTTTTGCTGAAGATACCGGAAAAATACTGATCCAGTTTGAACCGGCTTGGTATCGAAAAGTTACCCATTACGCACCTTCCGGATTATGGTCCGTCAATAAAGTTGATGTACAATCCAAAGAATGGATGGCTTTCAATGATGCCTTTAGGTTGAATAGAGAGGCTGCACTCGAATGTACATCCATCGGATTAGGACAAATTATGGGCTTTCACTGGAAACGCCTGGGCTACGAATCAGTTCACGCCATGTGGAATGATGCAAAATTGAGCCTGGAGCGTCAGATTTGGCAGATTTGCAAGTTTATCAGTACGGACATTAAGCTACAATCAGCACTCAAGGCGCACGATTGGGATGGTGTTGCCAGCATTTACAACGGTTCCGGATTTAGAGCCTTAGCGGCTAAGTATGGCCGTGAACCTTACGATATTTCAATGAAAAACGCTTACGAAAAATACAAAAGATTATGAAAAAAGTAATATTATTCCTCGTTCTTATGATTCTGGCCAGTTGTTCCGGAACTAAAAAAATTACAACATCGGATGTAAAATCCAATATCGACACGAAAACGGAAGTGTCAAAAAATACTGAAGTAAAAGAATCGGGTAAAACGGTAGATAAATCGACCGTTGTAGTTGACTCCAGTGCTCAGAAGTATTTGGCACAAATTGAGAAACTGACGGCTCAGTATGAAGCCAGGCTTCGCACATACGATACTTCTAAACCTATTGACCCGACAACCGGTACACCTCCCATCGCCAGTGATTTGACTATAACCAATAAAACTGATAATTCAAAGCAGACCAATCAGGGTGAAGCTTCACAAACTAATAAGTCGCAAAATACAGATATTGAGACTGAATATAAACTGGAACTTCAGCAGCGCATTGATAGTTTACAAAAAGTGAATGCAAATCTGAAAAGTAATACGGTAAGTAAAGAAGTTCCGGTGAATTATTGGTGGTTCTGGGTACTTATTGGGATTTTGACTCCTGTATTGGTATGGTTTATAGTAAAATTCAACTGGCATACTAAATTATTTGTATGGATATTGAATTTGTTTCGATTGAAAAAATAGTTTGTTCTTTTTTTGATTTCATAGTATTAGATTTTAAAGTTAAGTTGATAAACCGTTCCGGATCGTGAGATTAGGACGGTTTTTTTTGTCTTTTTTCTCATCCTGCCTATTGGTTTCATTTGCATAACTAAACTCAAAGTTATGTCACAAAACGAAACAGCAAATAGTACCGTACACCTCAATGGGGAGCAGGCAAAACAGGAATTAACCGCACTCGCACAGAAAGCACAAAACCTAAGAATGCGTTTAGTGGAAGCCAATGAAGCCGGTGACGGTAAGGCATTCGAGAAACTTTCCAAGGAGCTGACTGCAACCAATAAGCAAATGAAGCAAATGGCCAAAGAGGCATTTGATGTGAAAACGGTATTGGATAACTTGTCAGGTGCATCCATGGCTGATTTAGTAAAAGCCAAAAAAGAAATTGATAAACAACTTGCTAGTCCTGCCATTGTCCGGAACTCGAAAGAGTGGAAAGAACTGCAGGCGCAATTGAGATCGGTAAAAACTGAAATGTCGGCTATCAGTAGCGAGTCGAAAGTTACTGAAAGTGCCTTTACAAAGCTTGCCAACTTTATCAACAAATCATGGCAAATGTTTGCAGCTGGAGCAGCTGCTCTACTGGGTGTAGTTTTAGGATTGAAATCGGCAGCTATGGAAGCCGCTCGAATGAGTGATATTTATGGTCAGGTTCAAAAATATACAGGCGAAAGTGCCGCCGGTGTTGCCGGGCTAAATGATGAACTGAAAAAAATGGATACCCGCACCGCCCGTGATGAACTGAACCGGTTAATGGGTGAAGCCGGTAAGTTAGGGGTAGAGGGTAAAGATAATTTATTACAATTCGCCAAAGCTGCTGATATTATCCAGGTATCGTTGGGTGATGACCTGGGCGCGGATGCTGTGAAGAATATCGGTAAGCTTACCTATATGTTCGGAGTCCAAGAGAAAATGGGCATGGAAAAATCTATGTTAGCCGTTGGGTCCGCAATAAATGAGGTTGGCCAAAAAAGTACAGCCTCTGAATCTTATTTGCTTGAATTTACTAACCGACTTTCGGGTATGGGTGTTGCTGCCGGCATGACTATTCCTCAAATTATTGGTTTCGGTTCTGTTTTGGATCAGAACGCTCAACAGGTAGAAATGAGTGCTACGGCCATGAATAAGTTTATCGGTACGTTGGCCACTAAATCAGAAAGTATTGCCAAAGCGATTGGTATCCCGGCTGCAAAATTGAAGAAAGCAGTTGGTGAAGATATGAATGCAGCCCTGTTGATGGTTTTTGAGCAGTTGAATAAAAAAGGTGGCTTGATTGATTTAGCTCCTTTGTTTTCAGACCTTGGTGCTGACGGTGCCAGGGCTGCCAGTGTAATCACTATTTTGGCCAGTAAATATAAAAGCTTAGGCACGGAGCAATCACTTGCACTAAAATCGTTCAATGCCGGAACATCTGTTGTCAAAGAATTTGAAATTCAAAACAACACCATGCAAGCCAAAGTGGATAAATCTAAAAAGGCTTTTTTGGATGCAAGCGAAACATTAGGAAAATCACTTTCTCCGGCTTTCCTGCATTCTACCAATGCAGCTGTATACATGATCAAAGCTTTATCTCAGCTTCCTATGTGGTTGAAAGAAAACAAAGGGTTATTATTGACATTGGCAACAACCATGACCATTTATGCAATTGCGGTTAACAGAGCATGGATTGCTACTCAGGCACAAATGGTGCTTGAAAAATTAAAAGTAGCCTGGACGGCAGCCACTACAGCTGCAACCCTGGCGCAAGTAGCCGTAACCGGTTACCTTACCGGTGCAACCCGTGTGGCTAATTTAGCTACAAAGGAATTCTTTGCAACATTAGGACTTAATCCATTCATTGCCGTAGGTGTAGCCATTGCAGCCATTGTCATAGCCTTATATAAATGGAGGGAAGCCAACGAAGAAAATAAAAAGGCTACTCAAATTTATAAGGAGATAATGGATGATCAGACACAACTTCTGGAACAAAATTCAAAAGCCTTATTGCAAAATAAGGCCGAACTGGAGGGACTCGTTGTGGCAATTACCAATACAAATAATAATGAGGCAACCCGTAGCCGGTTGATTGACGAATTAAACAAGAAGTTCCCTGGCTTTATTTCTTTTATTGACAAAGAAAAAGTGTCGAATGAACTGCTAATTGCAGCATTGGCAGACGTAAACGAACAATATGATTTACGCCTGCAGAACGTTGCGCTGAGTGCAAAAAGTCAGTCGTTTGAGAATGCAGCTGTAAAAGCAATGACCAGGCAACTCGAAATTCAAGAAAAATTAAAAGAGTTACGCAACGATGGGACTAACGATCATGACAAAGAAATAAAGAAATTGGAAGCGGAAGATGCAAAATTGAATGCCGATATTAAAAACTACAAAGCAAAAGCTACTGAGTTAAAAACGAAAGTAGTTGATAATAATGCTCAATCGGATGAAATGAATACACCTGCCTATTATGAAGGTCAGATGCGCATATGGAAATCAACAATGAAAGATATTTCAGAAAAAAGGAGAAATGCAATAGCGGATGGAAATTCTGAGCAGTCCGAATTTTACAATAATCAAATCGTACAGGCGAATGCTGCTTTTAAATATGCTAATTTGAAGTTCAATGAATTGAGTAAAAAACCTAAACCGGCAAATGTCCCCAAGGGAACTCCAACTGATCCAACTGATAAAGAACTAAAAGCCCAACAACAAAAAGAATTGGATGCAATTGATATATGGTTGACTGAAGAACAAATCAAACTCAAAAAACGCCATGAATCCAATCTTGACAGTGAGGAAGTATATGCAAAAAAGATGGTTGATCTGAATGAAAAAGCCCTGGGTAAAAAACGGGATGTGTACAAAAAATCAGATAAGGAATATCTTGATTATCAGAATCAAATTGAAGATATCAAACTAAAACGTCAGGACGATGCAGAAAAATTGAGTTTGGAGTCAATGAAGGCGTTGCAGGATGCCAGGATAAATGCAATCGTATTATATGACAATGCTCAACGTGATCAGATTGAACTTGATTTGCAAAATGAGGTCGATACTCAAGATGAACATGACAATAAAATTATGGCCCTGGATAAGGTTCTTGCTGAAGCTCGGTTAGATGCCGCTAAAGAACATGCCAGGGACATTGCATCCTTTCATTACAAATCAGATAAGGAAAGAGTAGATGCCATTGAAGCTTCCAATAAAGAAATAGAAGCCGCTGACAAGGATTTAAGCGAAGTAGAAAAGAAAATTCTCCGTAAAAGTATTGCCGACAAAAAGGAGATTGAAAAAGAAATCAAGGAGATTGAAAAAAAATATGGCATTAACTCGTATAAGGATAAACGGAAAGAATATGAGCAGGATTTAAAAGACCTTGAGGAAGCCCATAAAAAAGAACTTGTTCTATATGAAAAGGATGCTAAGAAAAAAGCAGCTTCAGTAAAACGCTATGAAAGCGATATCGCCAAAATAAAACTTACTCAAGCTAAAAAAGTAGCTGAAGACATTGCCGAAATCACTCAAGCTGCCGGAAACCTTGTTGCTGCCATTCAGGAAACTGAAATGTTATCGGTAGACAATAAATACGCAGCCGAACTGAAGGCAGCAAAGGGTAATTCAGAAGAAACCACCCGAATTGAGGAAGAAATTGCAGCCGAAAAAGTAAAGGTTCAGAAGAAATATGCTGATACGAACTTTGCAATCAGTGTAGCTCAAATCAGTGCTAATACAGCAGTGGCAATAATGAAAGCATTGGCAGATTTAGGACCTATTGCCGGCCCTATTGCAGCCGGATTGATCGGACTTACCGGATTAGCTCAAATTGCAGTAGCCAATGAACAACGTACTGCCGTTCAGCAACTCTATACAGGTGGTTTTACTGAACCAGGTGATAAATATAAACCTGCCGGTATTGTTCACGCCGGTGAGTTCGTTGCCAATCAGGACGCAGTACGCAGTACGCCCATGCGGAAGGTATTTAACCTGATTGACCACGCTCAAAAAACAAACACAGTGGCTCGGATCACTAATGAAGATATTGCCCGGGTAGTTGGAGTTCGAAAAGGTTTTGCAGATGGTGGATATGCTTCAGCAATGCAAGCGGCCGGTACTGGTGGTGGTTCTGGTATCAGTAAGGAAGAATTAGCCTGGGCAATTCAAATGGCCATGCAGGGGAATAATTCTGTAATAACCTCATTATTAGCAGAAATTCAAAAAGGGATTAAAACTGATTTGAGTATTTCCGGAAGAAATGGAGTGGCACAAAAACTTGATGAATACAACCAACTAATTAAAAATGCACAAGGATGATACAGTTTTTTGTAAAAAATAGGGAATTACTTCTTCCGGATGATTTCAGTTTCAACTGGAACGAACAAAATCCGGAGATAACGACTAATGGTGAATTTTCTTTAGATATGACCGTATCGTTATTGGAGGCACAAAATGCGATTGCTTTTGAGTTCCTGAACCGCTTGAACATAACAACAATCATAAAAACAGCAGATGCGCGCCTTATCATTGATGGTGTAGTTCACTCAGGAACTATCATTGTTTCAAAGAATACTGATATTGAAGTTCCGTTTCAATTTATTGCAGGCAATTCCGAGCTTAAGTATATTGCAAAAAATGAGAAAAAGATTTGGGAATTGGACTTTGGCTCAGTCCCAACTCCAATTGATTATGCCAAGGCGTTGAATAGTATAACAACTCCAAGTTATACAAATGGTTTCGTTTGCACCCCAGTGTTAGTTGGAGATGAAATCCTGAATCATTACACACTGGATATACAAGCAAATTCTTATGTGATTAATGGCATTGACGGTAAGATAATTATGCAACCTTATTTGTTGTACTTCGTCAATAAATTGCCAGAATTGTTGGGTTATAAACTTGGTGAAAATGCAATGAACCTGGATGAACGTGCAAAGCAAGAATATCTGATCAATACGGTTGACTCATTGAAATATGCCGATGCGCTTCCGGACATGACCGTTTCCGATTTTATTACGGCAATCGAAAATGGTTATAATGTATCTTTTGTGATTGATCCAAAAACAAGAACCTGTGATATCGTTCGTTCGTCAACCAATATCGCTACTAAAAAAACGATACTACTAACTAAAGTACTTGATAGTTACGAACGCACTTTTGACGCTAATTCTAATCTGTCTGACAGGTATAAGTGGACTAAGATAACTTATCCAACGAATACAAGCAATTGGTATAAATACCAGCAGCTGACGGAAGATTTTCTGTTGAAGTGTGAAATCAAGGATTATGCCAGTTATACATTATTGCGAAATTATATTATCGCTACTGCCGATATTGGGAATAAACTGATCATTTACCGTGATTTGTCTACAATGAACGATTATTTTGTTCGGGATTATAGAGATGGCATTACGACAGTCTCAGAATTCTTCATTGATGAAATCACCTGGGCCGTCGAAAGCCGAACAGGAGGTTATGATATTTGTCTTATCAATAAAATGAAAAGTTTAGGAACAGATAATGACAAAGTGATGACATTGGATATAGTTCCGGCATCAATGGCGGTAAAAAGTCACGAGGTAAGCTATGAATTATCAGGAGGAGGAATTGTAGGATTTCAATCTGTTTATCAATTACCAGTTGCCAGTAATTCATATTATTTGCCAATTACTGCCGAATTTATTGCCACTGTTGAAGCTTCGAAAGATATTCCACGATCATCACAACTTGAAGTTTCATTGTTTACCGGCAAAATTGGTATGTATGTCACAGCCAGATCGCTGAGTAACATGTTGACAATCCCATATCCATTTTCTCACGTTGATGATTCTCCGGAATTTAATTGCAAATTGGATAATTCGCATACCTGGTTACAAAATGTATATAGATTATGGGCTGTAACAACACTGAAATTAAATCATATCGTTCAGGATTATTATAATACAACAGTTCTTGACACTTCAATGGAATATGCTTTTACGGTAGTAGACAACCCCGATATCACGGTTAATAATCTATTTATATACAGTAATCGTAAGTATATGCCAATTTCATTTGAGCGTGAAAAATCGAACAAACAGAAAACAGTATTGGGTAAGTTTTACAGGATGTTGGATTAATCCGTAATTTTACTCACTACATTATCAATTAGTTCTTGAGATGGTTGGCCAATATATTTGCCAACCATTTTTTCGCTTGTATGGTCCGTTAGCTTTTGAATTACTTTTCGTTGAATACCGGCATCCTCCAAAAAGGTAATTCCTGTATCCCGGTAACTATATAATTGCATTTCGTCAGGAAGTATTAAATCCTTACGTATCTTATTCCAAAATTTATCTATATCCCTGGTATTTATATTTGTCTTTGCCGGACTAAGGCCTTTACCTATAAAATAGTCATCCAACGGGAATCGATCAAGTTGAAAAGTATCGACTATTTTTGCACACAACCAGTCCGGAAGGTAGGCAAATCGATCACGGTGCGTTTTCGATTTCGATGCCGGGATAAATATTACTTTTTTAAACAAATCAATTTCTTTAATCTGAATCAATGAAATCTCTTTCGGACGTATAAATGATGCTCTTACCAAGTCAATCACTATTTCCATTTCCGGCATAAAGTTTCTACAATACATGGATATCCGATTGTGTGATAGTTCAGGAATAACCATCCTGAATTTGTCATCCTCCCGTTTTTTACTGAATGTTTCAAATACATTCACTTTGCAATAGTTATTTGTAATCATCCAGTTCCACAGGGAGCGGTAAAAAACAAAGTGATTGTTCCAGGTACGATTGTTCAATCCTTCATTTAATGACAACTCATTCATCATCTCCAGAGCAATATCACCGGTGTAAGATATAACAAAACAGTCCTTCAGTTTATGATCTTCTAACCATTTATTTAATTTCTTGCAATAAGAGGTATAAGAACGCAATCCATCCACACGCATATCCCGTTTTTTCATTTTCAGGAATAACTCGATCGCTTCGCTTAGCTTATGAAATGCTTTTGGAGTTTCTGCCTCAATAAAAGGATTGCGACCAGCTGCCAGGTTTACGTTGATATCGTTTGCTATTTTTCGGATATGACGAGTCAAATCCGTTTTGTTCATTTTCCCTTTAAGGTGGTTGAACCGAATTACTATGCGTTTGAGCTTTTTCTCAATTGGATGCCAGGCATAGTATTTAATGCACAAATCTTTTCCGTCGCAAATTCGCGCTGGGATATATTGGATGGTAAAATCGTTGTTAATTGTTGTCATATTAATAATTAAACATTATTAAGCTTTTGTTTGACAACGTTTTATCGTTTTTGGGAGGATTTCGACCAGGTACTGCCGCATTGCTGCCGCAGTATAAAAACAAAAAACGTTGTATATCATTGATATACAACGTTTTAAATACAATTTTGCGGAGAGAGAGGGATTCAAACCCCCGGTACCTTGCAGTACGGCGGTTTTCAAGACCGCTGCAATCGATCACTCTGCCATCTCTCCAGTGATACAT